TCTTCTGCATGGAATTCAGCCGCCTCGAGGACACCTTTTATGTTTGAATCCATCTCGCCACCATACAGCCAAATCAGAAGAACACGTTTTTGCGGATATTCGCCCAACTTAAAGACAGCAGCGCCGTCCCTGACCGGGTAGAACACCGCAGAACCTTCTTTTACCTCCTCCAGCACATCCTCGACCGAATGCGAGCCACTAAATCCCAGTGCAGCAGCCAAAAACGGCTCACTGCGCTCCCACGACTCGGCAAACCCGTTATGCTCGGTCGAATTCATACTGCTGTAGTCCCCAAAGTGCCCGCATCGGTCACTGTAACACTGTACCGCGTTCCGTTCGCGCTGACCAGAATGAGGCGCTCGTTGTTCGCCAGATCGACATCCTCAAAGTGCTTGAAGTTGCTTCTATCGGCGTTTTCCAGGCTCAGATTCCTGTCCGTTTCCTGTTCCTGGTCGTAGTCCGTCTCTGGCGGCGACAGACGCAGCCGGATAACACCGGATGCACCTGTAACGCTCATCGTCTACCCCCAGGCTGCATCTCCAGGCGCGGAATGCCGACACGCCAAGCATTAGCAGAGTCACTAGTACACTTCATACGCACCGTGCGTCCCGTGAAGCGCACCGAGGTTGGCGCGGCCATCGTATACGGCCCGTGCGTGGTGTCGCTGTCCGTAGGATAGAGCCTTGTGTAGAAAGTCGTTGTTATGTCGCCTAGCGCGGTTACATCGGGGATCAGATGCGTGGCCGACAGCACCCGATCACCGTCACCAAGCTGGATCGGGCCGGATTCCACATAAGGCACCAGCGCGTCTTCGCCTGTATCCTGATAGACGCCGCCGACCTCATGCTCGTAGGGGTTGCCACTGGAGTCGAACAAGATCGGCTGTGCAAAGACACCACGACTCGTTACCGCAGTGCGGGCCAACGTGCCGACAGACCAGTGTTGCTCTTCGTAGTTATAGCTGATGTACGCATCTACTTCGGTGCCGGTGCCTGGATAGAACCAGACCACCTCACTGAACAGTGCGTTGTGCCACGCGACCACCTTCGATGACTGCGCTTGGTTCATCTGCGTGATGATGTAGTCCTCGACATCGCACGGAATGGACCGCACATAACCGTCATACTGGAAGAACCCGTTAGCGGATCTACCCATCCAGTAAGCCGTATTCCCGGCCACTGCCACGGCATTCACGCTCACAGGTCCACAGTTGTCGCCCACCCGGTCGAACGAATAAACGTAAGGCAGTCCGACATAGGTCGCGGTATGCGCGTCATCGGTGGTGAATATCAGCATCTTCCCACGCACTTTGACGGCACCTAGTAGATCGCCTTTCGAGTCGAAAGTGTGGTTACCAGCCTGATTCGTGGCCGAAGCCGTCCAATCGGTGTTATCCTCGGAATCGGACCAGTAAACCGTGCGCCGATCCTGTGCATCGGTCGAGAAACGCCCACCGAACGCCATCTGGATTCTCTCGGGCGTAACAGCCGTGCTGATGACCAGTGTGGGTGAGTTCGCTAGTTGTGCTGCTGCGGTGCCAGTGCCCGCACTCGTATCCCACAGGTATATCTTGCCGTCATCAGGCGTACAGCCAACCAAATCCTCGCCCCAGAGGTCCAGCGCCCAGATCGTGGCCGGACTCGGAACACCCAGGTCGGGGCGCACCGTGCCGTAACTCGACTTACCGTAGAGCCAATCACCGTAGCCGGTGTTCGGGTCTGCGTCCGTGCTTCCCGCCGTGAATCCTGCCGGCGTGATATCGAATATGCTCGCAGCCGAATCGTAGACGTAAAGTTTAGACGCACTCCCAGCGGCCAACCAACGGTTGTTGCTGTTATCCATCCAGGTAAGCGCGGTACGCGGCACTCCGGTAACCGCAGTCGTGCTATCACCCCATGCTCGCCAACCGCCTATCGGTCCCAACGCACCCACACTCCAGCGCATGAGATCGGCATCAAACCAGCGACCCTGCGCCTGATACAGGGTGCCGTTCTTCCAGATGCCGGGCTGAAATTGGAGCGGAACGTATTGGGCCGGTGACATTAGCCAGACGCGCCGTTCGTGGAAGACTTGAGCGTCAGGTACGGATTCTCATCGCCCAATTCGCCGCCAGTGATCTCGCGGCCCTGGACGCCAACCATCTGTTCCGCGAACGCGATTCTGTTTTCAAGTTCCTTGCGGGCACCGTACAGTGCGCGAAGACCTTCTGCCTGTTCCGCATTCAGCACAATTCTATCATCCATCGTGATAGTTGATGTCGCGTCATTTTGGATAACATCATCACTGAAATCCTGTCCCTCAATCATCGATTCGCTCCTTGAGATTACTCGTTTCGACTTCAAGCGCCGTGATCCTTTCGCCATGTGAATCCACCTTATCATCTAGTCTACAAACGATTCGCTCAATCTGAACGATAGATTGCTTCAGGCCGTTCATGCCGACCTTGACTCCCCCATACGCAGCACCAGCAGCAAGTGGTGCTGCTAGAAGCGAGATAATCGTGGTGATATCAGCCTCCATCGCCCCAGGGCATCTCATTGAACACCTTATAAAACGGTGTTGTTTGTCGGCTGATATTCTGCTCCAGACTATTCCTCATCACCACTAACTGCTCCTCTCCCAGCTTGGACTCGACCCAGCCATCAACGACTGATGCGGTTAAGTTGGCGAACGGGACAAAGCTCGGCGATGCCTCGTCCCAGGCGACGACTGCGCTTCCGATCATACTAGCAGTATGTGGAGAAGGTTCGTCGTCAGTTGCGTTGTAGACCCAGTTGATGACGACAACAGAGTCTTCGTGGTTGTATTCATCTGGGCCGATCTCGGCCTTCAGGGACTCATAGGACCAATAATACGTAACCGCCACTGGTTAGCCTCCGTTATCCCGATGAAATTTTAAGGTCGCCGCTGGAGTCCCATAACGCTCCAGCAACACCCGGGTCAGAAGTCGGAAGACCGACCAAGCGAACGGCACCACTAGAGTCGAGTGCATACGTCGCTGTCGGCGGCGTCTTGATGCCGATACCTGACACACCAACCCGTAATGTCTCGTTATTGTCAGCAACGATCCCGATCACATTGCCGCTTGTCTCAGCAATATACGTCCCAAGGCCAGAATCAAGGCTGAGCTTCTTCGTAGGTGCGAGGGATACATTGTCCCCGAACAATACCGCCCCGGTCCCCGTGTGAATCGCATAGTTGGTGCCACCGCTCGCCTGATTCTCAATCTTCAACCCGTACAAGTTGGTGATCGTAGAGCCAGACCCCTCGGAGCCAGACTCAATCACAATTCCGTAGGTATTAGTTTGCGTGAACGAGGCATTGTCGGTGCCAGCAAGCACCCTCACGCCGTAGCCACTCGCTGTGGCATCACTCGTAAATGTCGGGTTGACGTTGAGGCCGTACTGGCCCGTTCCCGCCATATCGTTCGATGTGATGTTCAGCGCGACGGCGGCGTTGGCCGTCGAGCCGATGGCCGCGAGCCCTGCGGTGAATGAGACATTGCCCGTGACCGCGAGCGTGGAGGAGAATGTGGTGGCCTTAGCGAACGTGGTAGCTGTGGCCGTCTGCGTGTAACAGTCTTGCCCGCCTACGTGAAGGACCACGTTGTTGGAGGAACTGTGCCAGAGATAGCTGTCGCCACCGCTGTCGAGGTACAGCTTCTCACCGTTCTTAAGATAAAAATCGCCGCCACCGGACATATCTAGGTCGCCATTTAAGACCATATTGCCTGTGAAGGCCGTGGTGGAGGAGGCCGAGAGCGTGGTGAACGAGCCATCTGCGGGGGTCGTGCCACCCACGATGCCGTCGAAGGTGCCCGCGTTGATGTCTGCGGTCGTCGCAACGAGCGATGTCAGGGTGCCTACGCTGGTGATCTGGGTCTGCGCGGCTTCGACATTGAGCGTGACCGTGCCGGAAGTGCCACCTCCTGACAATCCAGTACCAGCAGTTACGCCCGTGATGTCGCCAACGGTAGGAGCGGCCCAAGTCGGGACGCCACTAGCGAGGGTCAACACTTCGGTGTCTGATCCTTTGGCGAGCTTCGCGAGTGTGGTTGCACCGCTCGCATAGATCACATCCCCGGCGGTGTAACTGGCGAGTCCCGTGCCGCCCTTGTTCACGGCCACGGTCGTGCCAGACCAGACGCCTGTAGCGACGGTGCCCAACGTGGTGATTGAGGTCTGGCCGACGTAAGTCGATGCGATGGTTAGGGCGTCTGCGCTGACCGTAATTTTGTCGGCTGTTCCGATCACGTTCAGCGTTACATCACCGCTTGACCCACCACCCGTCATCCCGGTCCCAGCAGTTACAGCAGTGATGTCACCGACTTCGGGAGTAGTCCAAGCGAGTGTGCCGGAACCGTCTGCGGCAGATAGCACTTGGTTGGTCGAGCCGACCGCCGCTGGCATCGTGAGCGTGTAGGAGGTGGTGACCGCTGCGGGTGCCTGGATTTTTACGGTATCAGTCCCGGCCCCTGTTTCCTGCACACTCATGGAATTGAACTTGATGTCGGACATGGTGACATCGGTGCCACTGATGCTGAACAAGGCGTCGATGATGTCTACGACATTCTCGTTGATCGTCGTACCCCAGGTATCGGTACTCCCACCAACGGTGGGCTTGGTCATACTCAGATTCGTAGTCGGATTAGCCATGTTTTATCCCAGTACCCTGGAGCGCATTCGGAGGCCGGAAGCAGTGTGACGTTCGCGCTGTCCTTGCAACCCTAGATCGTTGAGCGCCTTGTCGAGCCTGGTAGTCCACATCGGCATACGCTCGTCATTCTTCAGATATGGTTCTGCCTCGACCAAGGTGCCGAACAGGTAGATATCGGGGTGCGCGGCCAACAGCCAATTCGATGTCGCGCTATCGCTCAGTGCGGCTATGCGCGTGTAGTAGACTATAGACGATGTGTAGGTCGAATCGGGTGAAGGTAAAACTTCCAACTGGTTGGTTGAGCCACCGATCATCGTGAAATAGTACGGTTTGCCCGTCGCGCTCATCACGATCCTGCGCTCCGATATCTCTTCCGGCGTCAGATACTCAAGCACGATGACCGGCGTGAGATCGACCACGATTCTGATGATCTCGAGCGTGTTGGTCGGCAGGGTTGTGTATCGCGAGGACAGCGAAAACGAGTCGTCTTTCGCGACCATATCCGGTTGCCGGATCACGCGGTTGAAGTTCGCTTCCGCGAGTTCGATGAATTCTGGGATGCGCGCCGTCAAATCGGTGCGGTCGAGCCAGTTCGCCGTCGCCGTCTGCAACTCCGCATAGGTCGTGATCGCCATCAGACCTTCCCCGGTCGAGTTCTGAACACCCGATTATCTTTGTCGTTCAGCCACTTACG